AGGCGCGCATCTAAACCATTTGAACTACCGACCCGTGTTTCGGTGTTGGACTTTTACCAACGTCATTGGCCTCATGGCAACCGAAATTTTAAAAAAAGACTCAACAAATTAAGCATTGTCAAGAGGCTTGCTGAGTTTAATGTGGTGCACCCACCCGGACTCGAACCGAGATCGCAAGTCTTAAAAGGACCGCATCTTCCATTTGAATTATGAGTGCAAAAACCGACTGGAGCCAGTGACAGGATTTGAACCTGCGATGATTTTCCCGTTTACAAAACGGATGCTTTCAGCCTCTCAGCTCACACTGGCATTAAATGGGGTGATATACTGGAATCGAACCAGCGCAATATCCTTCACAGGGAGAGATGCTACCATTACATCAATATCACCATTCTAACCAAACTGGACCCGTCCATAGGATTTGAACCTATCTCTTTCCCCCTAAGCGGAGGACTGCGATCTCCACAACCGGTTAAGGTATATCGTCGCTCGGTCGGGATAAAACTGGTGCCCTCACTTGGACTCGAACCAAGAATTTCACTTTCGTAGAGTGATGTGATTTCCAATTTCACTACAGGGGCAAACTAACCAAAGGCTCCGAGGGAAGGAATTGAACCTCCATAATTCGGGTAACAACCGAATGTAATACCATTATACGACCTGGGAATGAAAGCACGTCTGACTCGTTACCGAGACTTTACCCTGACGTAGGGATAGGTGGCAGTTTGTTCTGGTCGCCCTCTACACCAGTTAAATATGGCTCCCACCCCAGGACTCGAACCTGGAACAACCTGGTTAACAGCCAAGCGCTCTACCATTGAGCTAGACGGGAATGAAACCAAAATGGTCCTCATAGGAGGACTTGAACCCCCAAGACGCGCTAATCAGGCACGCATGTTACATTACATCATACGAGGAAATGGCGGGATATACGGGAATCGAACCCGTTCTTGCGCCGTGACAGGACGCTGTTGCTAAACCATTACACTAATACCCCGTTATTTAATAAAAACGTTCAACATATTGATGATGTCAAGAAGCTTATTTTTCATCTGTTCGTCTTCATCGTCACCGATTTCTAAATTGTTCATAGGATATTCTTCCATCCAAGGTATTATAACCAACTCGTATAAGTTACGGATTTCTTTTAATGAATGTGTCTTGGATGGATATTTCTTTTTGAAAATTATTACACACTTATCTAAATGTTTAATCAGACTGTCAATGTCTTTATTATTTTCAGACAGTCTCATTGTCAAAATCCTTTCTGAGAGCATTTTTTAGATTAACGATCAATACGTCTGTTTTCTTTAAAAGTGCAAGTTTTCTTTCCCGAGAAGATTCTTTTAAAAGAGATTTTAGTTTTATTGGCTTCATGTCAATAAATAGTTGTGGGTGTTTAAATTGGCCCGGATTACTCGAATCGAACGAGTTCCTACTGCTCTTCAGGCAGCCGCGCAAACCATCTACGCCAAATCCGGATTAAGATTTTTGACCTATCGTTGGTAGCAAGAATTTTCCAACTCTTACCGCCCGGTCCTATTCATTGGACCAGACTCTACGATCTGACATCTTTTTTAGGGGAGACAGACTAAAAACCCCGAAGTTTTTCCAAACTTCAAAAACAAAAAACCGTCAACTACTTTCGGAGGTTGACGGCGACATTCGGTATTAAACACGAAGAATCAGCCGTTGCCTCCTTGGCAACCGCGCTTAATAAAATTGTGTTTAGTTGTCATCATTACGTCAATAAGTATAGACCGAGTTTTCTAAAAGTCAAATCTTTTCGTTTTTCTTTTCTGTAGCGGAAGCGGGAGTCGAACCCGCTATCTCTAAGCTTATGAGGCTTGAATGGTTTTCCGTTCCACTCTCCCGCAATTGTTTAGGTGTGTTACAAGTATCTATATCAGGAACTTTTACGGGTTTGAGCCGACCTGTTAGTTTCATGCTTACATGGCACCGAATGGTGGTCAATGAAGGAGTCGAACCTCTCGCATATCCGCCCTATTTATTATTATGCAGCCGTTTTACAGACGGTCATAGGGAACATCGACCAAATGGTGTCGCCGATGGGAGTCGAACCCACATTGTCCTGTTTGAAAAACAAGCGTCCTAATCCATTAGACGACAGCGACATTACGTTCTACAAAGATCAACCGACTTCATTAACTATACACCATCTTTTACTTCCGTCAACTACTTTTTACGGAGCGGTCTGATGGAGTTGAACCACCGATTGAACCTGGATAGGTCCCGTGTTACACTACACTAAGTCCGCTTTAAGGGATGAATGGGTGGACTTGAACCACCGGCCTAGGCATCCATCGTCGCTTTTTCGGTGTCTTTTACCATCATAGACGTGCCTTGATCTACCAACTGAACTACATCCATCTGTGATAACTATACCTCAGATTTGGGTTTTGTCAAATAATGTTTAATTTTTTACATCTTTTTCTTATCGCGTTATCCGATACACCAAAAATCTTCCCTATGGATGTCAATGGCAATCGTTGAACGCATACCATTTCAAATTATTTGGAGCACCCTGCCGGAATCGAACCGGCTTCGCTTGCTTGGAAGGCAAGAACATGGCCAATCTGTCAAGGGTGCTTTATGGTGCTGTCGGTTGGAGTCGAACCAACCTAATACTGCTTAGAAGGCAGTTGCCTAATCCAATCGAGCCACGACAGCATTAAAAAGAATATCTACAATATATAGTAGATAAAACCGAAAGTCAACAACTATTTTAAGGGTCTGCTTGAAATTCGAGAACCGCTGGAACTACTTCATCACCCAGAGAAGCAGCAGCCGATTCAACTGCCACCCACATATCAGAGATGATATTTCCATATTCCAAATCCAATCTTATTTCACTTGATTCAAAGTGGTCAGGTGGATCCACAATCGTCCAGTTCGAGGTTGTACATTTAAGTGCCAACTTCTTCATATCCGTTCGGTCATACCAATTTTTAATTTCTTTAGTCATTATTAACAAATTCTTCGGCTCCCCGTGACATGGATAGGTATAAAAATTCCGTGTCGCTGGTGACTAAATGCCAAACTTCGTGGGTTTCAAATGATAAATTTGAGTCTGAAATTCCATAATCGGCCGATGATGGTCTGAGTCTGCTAGCCAATCTGCAAGCATCCTTGGCATTGGATTGTAACCGATTCATAAAAGGAATCTGCCGGCGTTGCCCGAAAGAGCAGCCCGCCGGCAGATCCGAACTGCCCCCTTACGAAGATCTTTAGTCACGAACATTACGCAACTCAGCAGGCGTATATTCGACCTGCTTGACCACCTTATAGGTGCCAGCAGGAATCGAAATCGTGGAATGTTCCTGGTGAGTCAAGTCAGCAGGTGCACCGGTCACTTCGATGTATTCCACGAGCGCATCCACATCTGATGCATAACCTGTGGCGCCTTCGTGAATGGTGTGATGATGGCCAGTGACTTCTCCCCAGGCCAGTCTGCAAACTTTGGTGTGTTTAAGGTGTGTCGGAATTGATTCACAGGGAATTATTAAAACATCTCCCTGTCTGTAGATCTTCGTTTGTGATTTCATAAGTTTGTTTTCTTGTTACATCTTTAAGTATCTCATAGAAAATAAAACTGTCAATACATTCTTTTTTCTTCTACGTTTTATTCATCTACACACTATTTATTAAGGATGACGGAAACCTTAACAAATTTATGGGAAGAAAAAAACTCAATCGACCACAAGATGAACTTGACCAAGAACGAAGAGAACGTCAGATGCGTTACTACGGAAGAAATAAAGAAAGACTCAATAAAAAAAGATTGGAGTATTACTACAAAACTAATCTTAATAAAGATGAATCCCATTGAACCATTCTCAAAACCATGTCCTAATTGTGGAAATATCATAAGTTATAAATGGAAATGCACGTTAACCAATTCTTTGAAATTTGGATTGATTTGTAAAGGGTGTACAACCAAAGAACACGGAGGTTACTCTAAATTAGAGGAAGATATTCTTATAAATAATTATTCCGCGTTAGGAACAGCTGGATGTGTTAAGCTGTTACCACATAGAAGTTACGGATCAATTCGGATGAAAGCCAATAAATTAGGTCTTAAACTCATACGAAGGATTCCGTCAGATTTAATCAAAAATAAGATTTGTGGGTGTTGTAAGGTAGAGATGAATAAAACCTATTTTGGTAATAACAAAAACAGAAAAGATGGCAAACACCCGACCTGCAAATTATGTTCTAAACAACAATCATCCTCCCATCTAAGAAAAGAAAATCGAAAGGTGTGGTCCAAGTTATATCGAAAAAATAAACTTGATACCGACGTAAATTACAAATTAAAACATAAACTCAGAAAACGATTCAAGTCCCATCTCAAATCGAAAGGTCTTAGAAAATCAGAGTCGGTGTTGAGATTATTAGGGTGTAATATAAAACAATTTAGACGACACATAGAATCTCAATTTAAAATTGGGATGTCGTGGGATAACTACAGTTATTGGGGTTGGCACATAGACCACATTCTCCCATGTGCGTCATTCGATTTTACTAAAGAAGAGGAACGTAGAAAATGTTGGCATTATACAAACCTTCAACCACTGTGGATGGAGGATAACTTGAGAAAATGGTCCAAAACTTTATAAGTTCTTCCGATTACAGACGGTCATGTGAAGCCCCCAATAGTTAGAACCATCGTTCACACCAAGCTCCTTCTTGAGTTCATCTGCAAAGTCACAATGAACTGGAAGCCAGACGTTTACAGCGGAGATATGTGCTTTCTCAGGAAAAACTTCAAACTCAACAACTTTGCCGATATACTTCCGAGCCTTAGCCCAGTTGACCTTATGAATCTTTGGATTTACAACGGTAACGTGAGCTCCGTGAGCAGGCAACTGGAACTTCTTACAATGGAAGAAGTGTTCGTTCACCAGACGGTGATAGTATCGGATCGTGTCGTGAGACGTGATGATCCGAACACCATCTTGAACTTGAATGTAGCCTGACGCCTTGAACATGGTCCTAATTTACCATCATTTTATAAAATGTCAACTACCATAATCGTCAATGTCCACAGAGAACAACACTTCACCTTTGTCGATTTGTTCAACCGTTCGTGGAAGTTTGGTGACTTGCCATACCAGATTTCTTCGTATTAAACTGTTCATGGTCAACGTCTTAGGAAGAGGGTCGCCTGACGACTCCGGCCAGGACCACTCCCAACCACAGGTTCCCCTCATCGTTCCAACGATCCGTTTATTGCGTCTAAGTTGTTCTAATACAGACAGTTGCGTGGATGTCAACCCAACGTGATTTTCCCCTTGACGATGGAGTTCTCGTCTATACTCCCTAAATTCATCATCGGTCATCCGAGCGATTGATTTGGGTGTGTTTGGAACCATGTTTATTAAGGCCAGGGATAGGCCAGGAACCGCTTAGGCGGTCAGTTTGACCTTGGACAGTAGTGGGTGATAGGTGATTTCCTTCTTGCAGTAGGAGGTTTCGCTGTCCCGTTCTACCAAATACGTCTTATCACCGTATGCAACCACCAGGTAATCAACGGTTTTGGGGCCATCGTGGAAGAGGAGATTAATAATAGTCTCCTTAATCTTCAAGGTATCATCAAGATCGATGGCGACCGCCTTTGCGGCAGGACAGAATTCCCCTTTAACGGTATCGAAGTAACCGGTGTGACGGACGGGTAGAATTTTAGCAACGATGGTCATATGTGGATAGCAGTATCGACGACTTTTTATAGAAAGTCAATCTTTTTCTTACGTTTTACTTTCTTACGGAATATGTATAGACATGGGAAGAAAACGACTCAACCGAACCAAGGAAGAACTTAATGAACAATCTAAACTTAGAATGCGACGATACTATGAACGACATAAAGAAGAAATTCGAGAACGGAACCTTAAACGATATCACACTTTATCAAAAACAATGTCCAAAATGTAATGTATCAATAAATTATAAAAATAAATATAACCTACAAAGATCGGTTGAGAACAATTTATTGTGTGTCAAATGTTGTAAAATAGGAAAGTCTGCCCACAATCGGAAATATGACAGATACGATTTGACGCGTAAATGCCCGAATTGTGGGATAGAGGTGCATTACAGCAGTCGAAGTTCTAAGAATAGGGCTTTAAGATGCAATGCGGTGTGTAAATACGGATGTAGTAACCGAAAATACCCTCATAGATATGAGAAGGTTTCACAATCTATGAGAGAATTCAAATTGTCAATATCTGGGAAGCAAAATTTTAATACGAAAGGGTGTTTATATTTGGACGATCTAAATAAAACAAATGGGTGGTCGTTACGTCACGCATTGAACGGTGGCGAGGTTAGAGTGATAGGATATTCTCTTGATGGATATGACCAATCAAGGAATATAGTAGTAGAATATGATGAACGTCATCACTACGACTCTTACGGAAATCTAAAACAAGATGACGCCCGGAGGCAAGAAAGAATCATAAATCATCTAAACTGTAAATTTTTCAGATACAATGAACGTCGTGACGAATTATATGAAGTTACGAAAACAGTCTAATCCCACTCAAAAGATCATTGTCATTTAACGTACTGAGACAGTCTAAACGTCCTTGGACCCTCTCGGCAGCACGTTCTTCTACCGTGCCAGCGCTAAAGACGATCTTCTGGAGACAACGGGTCAATCCACCCTGACGGGCGATACGTCCGAGGCATTGAAGAAGATTGATTGCGCTGAACGAAGGAACCACCAACGAATTCCGAGGAAACTTCCCATTCAAGTCGTGGAGGTTCACCCCCGAACTGCCGGCCGCGAGGTTGACAAGCATAATACGTTTCTTGTCAGCGTTGAAGTCGTCAATATCCGTCTCACGAGCCTTGTCGGATTGACCGCCGACAATCTTCGCGATGGTGTTCTCCAGCCGTTTGTCTTTCTTCAAACGGTCGTTCAACGCGGTGATGCTGTCGGTGAAGTTCAAGAACACCACCGGCGAGATGCCTTCATCGTAAAGGTCTGTAACTGCGTCCACAAAAGACGGAACCTTCAAGAGTTCTGTCCGCCGACGTGCTTCCATGATGATAGCGAAGACGTGCGCCTTGTAGTTCGCGGAACGTGCTTCCAAACGGTCAAGTTCACACTGCATCAATTCATAGACGCGATTAATCTTAGCCGTGTTCTGACCCATATCAAACGTCTCGGCGGTGATGTGGTTCTCAGGGAAGATGCCCTTGAACATATCAACCCTCATCCGGCTTGTGGATTTCTGTAGATTGAAGAGAGCGTTGTGGACCTGTTGCATTCCCTGTTTCGCCTTCGGGGAAGACATATCAATTGTCATCCCACCGAATTGATTTAGTTCAGCCCCACCATCTTTACAGAACTTGCCGAAGTTGTAACCAAGGTGAAGGTTGGTGGCGAAGCCCAACGCCTTCAACTCAAGAGGATTGGTCGCCGCAGTGGCGCTCATCATCAAGAGTTTGTAACCGTGGTTCTTGGCAGCCACAAGGAGGTCGCTGTTGAGGCTGGAGTAACCTTTGCAGCGATGAACTTCATCAAGGATAATCAAACTTGTCTTGGGGAAGTGGAGATGAATTCCCGTGGATTCCCATTTCTTTTTATTACGGAAGAGTTTCTTGGTGTAGGTCAACCACTTGGTATTGCCGCGACAGAGCTTTTCGTAGTTAATCACAAGAGGTTGGTTGATTCCGAAAGATGCCAACACTTTTTTCCACGCAGGGATGACCACTTTAGGACATACAACAACCACAGGAACATTCAACTCTTTTGCTACCGCACACGCAACGTAAGTTTTACCCGTGCCGGTGTCGCTGAGATCTGCTGCAAACCCATTCAAATAAATGGAATCCAACAATGTTCTCGCATGGTCTTTTTGAGGTTCCAGAAGATGTGCTGTGTTTGTCATGTCTAAAGAGAATACTACAGATTTTATAAAATGTCAACCGTCAATTTTTCCTACGGTTTTTATTTCTACGTGATATTTATGTATAAAGGTTAAACTATGGGAAGAAATAAAAAAAGTCAAGACGAAAAGGATAGAAATAGAAAAATTCGTCAAAATAGATATTATGAAAGAAACTCCGACAAAATCAAGAAAAGAAACCTCGAAAGATACTATCGTATCAGGAATCTACAAGATAGTTAACAAGATTAATGGGAAGTATTACATCGGGTCATCTTCAGACATCAATGTTAGATGGAAATGTCATTTAAAGGAATTGAGTGGAGGATATCATCACAACTTACATCTCCAACGAGCGTGGAAGAAATATGGTCCGGAAACATTTGAATTTAAAATAATAAAAAGAAACATATCAGTGGATGGATTGCTTCGTGAAGAACAGTTGTTTTTAGACGATGTAAAAGAGACTCGTTCCTCTGTTTATAACTTAACTTTTATTGCAGGAAAAGTTGAAATGACGGATGAGACCAGAAAGAAAATAGGATTTCGTGCATTAGGTCACAAACGGAACGTCGGTAGAAAATATTCAACGGAAACTATTGAGAAACGAAAAATATCTCGATCTTGGTATAAGTCACACTCTGAATTAACAAAGGAAAAAATTAGAACGGCTGCGTCGGGAAGAATTTTATCTATGGAAACCAAGCTTAAAATAAGCGAGTCGCTTAAAGGAAAAATTCCTCATAATGTTGATTATACCATCTTTGAATTCATAAATTCAAGATCAGGAGAAAGATTTAAAGGCACTAAAAATGATTTCATTAAGTCTTTCAATCTTCTCAAACAGCCAGTGTATGCCATTATAAATAAATCGACCAGACTCCGAACATACAAAGGATGGTCAGTAGTTCAATCGTAAAGAGGATAGGAAGGAACACGTTTGACACGTTTACGTTTAGTTGCACCATTCTTAACCAACCAATCGTGAAACTCAATCGGAGTCAAACCAAGACGGTCTTGGAGCTCGTCCCGACCAACATTGATGTAGACGTTGCCGAAGTGATGCCACTTATCTTGGAAAGTTATCCCAAGTTTACGGGTGGAAAGAATCTCCACATACTTTACCTCGGAGAGTTTAACCCCACAGGTGAACTAATCCGAAAGGAGTTTGACGTTTTTCTTATCTTGTGCGTTCATCGTGTTACCAGATTAACACCAATTTAAAATAAGTCAATCCACAATAAATTCCCTTGTTACATCCCTCGTCGCATCCCTCGTTGCAGACACAGTTGCAGCCCACGTTGCGGACACCGTTGCATCCTCCGTTGTAACATCCGTTGCACTCCTCGTTGCAGTCAACTTTAATTTAATCTTAGTCATTGTAGATTACAAATTTATAATTCTTTAGCTTCGGGTAGTCACGCACAGCTCGTTCACAAGGAGTGAACACCCAATCTGTCACTTCACCATCATCATCATTCATCTCCACATTTGTTTTAAATAGAGTAACGAGAATGATCCGATTTGTCCCGGGATTACGAACTAAGAAACCCACGTCGCACGCATCGTCGTAAATCTGCTGGAAGATATTAAATTCCCCAAGGTCCGACGCCTCAGTGACGTAAGACTTGGTGCTTGGAACGTGAGTGAACAACCCAAGAGAAATCGGTGAACGTAACGGAAGTTTCATGTAGGACAATCCTATCAGACTTTTTATCGAAGTCAACCAATTTGTTTAAAATAAGACTCCGTGGAACGGTGTCACCCATTCCACGGAGGTTTCCCCTATTTTGGCCCTCTCAAGGCGCCTCTCAGCAAAGGTTAGGCCGTCACAGCCTTGGTCGCCGGAGCAACGGAGGTGGCCGGAAGGTTCACGAGCTTGCGATACTTCGCGATGTCAACCCGCTTGATAGCGAGCTTGAACTGGGAGAGGCCAGCACGATACTTGGTGCCGGTGCCATGAACTGCGGCGTCGTAGTTCTGATCCACGGGGATGAACACAACCGTGCGTTCAGCCTTGTTGTCCTTCTGCGGGCGACCACGACCAACGGGCTGGCCATCGAGCAGAACGACACGCTTCAGAGTGACCTTGGTGCGAGGACGGCCGGGACCACGCTTCTCAGCGACTGGTTCAACGGTAACGGTTGTGGTTGCGGCGGTTTCGGTGATGTTCTTCATGTTTTATTTTATTTTTTAACTTTTGGGAGTTTGTTGACCCCCCCGACATCCATAACTTTACCACTTCTTTTAATTCTGTCAACCAACTTTCGGCAATTACTTTTTCTCAGCACCAAACGACTTGGCCAATGCCTTACCGTTCTGGGTCAATCCGTAGAGAGGTTCGCCGGCGGCATCGTAGGATGTGACTTCGACAATACCTTCTCCGACCAACTTGGTGATCACCCGTTGCATCTCTTCCGATTTAATCTCGTTCAAAATATCCGCTGCTTCATCACGAGAAACGTCAGCCTCTGCCATAATCATAGAAACCGCCTCTTCATCAGAGAGGATATAATCCTCCTTCCCTTCAAGGATCACACGTTCAACCTGATCGTCATCCACGAGTTTCATGTTCTCCAACAATTGATCCACAGTGCCGTGGAATGGAACGAACGCGGGGTTAATCTTTGATTTATTCATTGGATACAAGTTCCTTGAGTTGGACGTCAATCGGTGACAAGACCGGCATCACTGGACATTCACCACAGTATTGTTTTCCAGCAACGAAATCCCAACCAGCCATCCAAGCAGACTTGTGATCCTCGTAAGTGTTTTCCTCACCACATTTGAGACATTTGCATTTAATCATAATTTACTTGGAGAAGATTTTGGATTCACCACCAACCACTTTGTCAATAATAAAACGTTTGAACTTCATACCTTCATTCAGGTCGTAGCCAGTGAGATAAGCCGAGTCCTGAGAGGTCACTTGAATCTTGCGCCAGACGTTTTTAGATGTGTCTCCGTAACCACCGAAATTATCGCGGGTGGGATAAAGAAATTCCACAATCTTTTCCTGTGGGTCGTCCGATGATTTAGGCAACAGTCGCCCGGATTCACCATTCCCCTCGTAGGTGAGGGTCAAAACCCCATCCACCAATTCAATGACGTAGTTGTATTCTTCGTCGTCAGAGTTTTCTGGGTAAAGATAAAACCCACCAACACCGGTCTTGAAGTGGGAAACCAACTGAGCTGCCAGACACTCCATACCATTAGCACTCTTCTCGGGCTGATTCCCCAAGTTGATGCCGTTGGTGATTACCATTCCTTCGAGGAAGGAAACCAGTTCAGCACCATGTCCTTCTGGATATCCATCCATCTGACGATACATTGTGAGGATGGTTGAACCGTTTTGATTCCTAACTCTTGTCAAGCTTTTTGTGCCCATATAACAGTTCTTTTATTTTGGTTTGTTTATTTCTTACTACTGGAGCGGAACCCTGGGTTTGAACCAGGCCCTACGAACTGGAGGTCCGTCATGCTCTCCCTGTACACCAGTTCCGCTTTAAACTAACTCTTACGCCGAGTGACCACAGTTGTTCGGATGTTCGCCACAATCTTGGCACTCACAATCGCACTCACCGGATGTATCACCACAGTCAACACACGGGTCGTCAGCAAAAGGTGCGTCGGGATCCTCACTCACATCCGGAGCCGGAATGTAGGTGTCGGGCATTGGTGCCCGGTCCTTGATTTCATCCACGACGAGATAACGACACGTCCGAAGTTTCTGGCCTTCACAGTCAACCGGAACGGAAACCACGTCAGCCGGGTCAATCTCAACGACCATCAACCGACCATCGGCCCCAGCGTAATCGGTGGCATACTTCAAACTACCAGCGTGGAAGCCAGAAGAACAAGTGTTACGAGCATCATCGTCCACAGAGTTACGAAGCATCGTCGGTTGAGCGCCGATGTGGTGAGACACCGTGCCGGTGTATTTATCCTTGTAATCCGAACGAACACCCTTGTAAGCGCGGAACTTGCCGTCATGCGTCAAAGGCATATTACGGTGAACGAGGAACCGATAAAGCTCTTCCACGGCACGCTTCGAGGGATTAGCGAGAAGACGTTCGAGGAAGTTGACAATCGGGCTGACCGGCAAACCAAGCTCCATAAACTGGAGAATCTTTTCCGTGGTGTAATTGTGGACCGGAACACCGTCAAAATACACTGCGCCATTTTCGACGGAGAGGCGACCCTTCGCGCCGACATACTCACGAACCGGCTTAGCCAGGTCAAAGAGAGATTCAAGTTCATCTTCGTCACCAAACTGGTCACCAATCATGGCGATAATCTCTTTGAACTTTGGATTGTCTGACATAGCAGTAAGAGTCTTGCCCGGAAGCATGACAGTCACAGAATGACCGGGGATAATAAGGGTGGGAATGTTCATTTGTTTTAACTGAGTTTTGTGTTTCTTGTTGTTACTCTATAACTATACCAGCATTTTCTGTTTTGTCAACCTACTTTGTGGAACTATCCACCAAATTTATGTAATTTCCAATTTGTAGAACCGCCTCTGGCCGAGCGGAATAACCGAAGTTGTAACTGTCAACGAGTTTCACCATCGGATAGTTTTTATAGAAACCACTTAGGAGTTCGATAAATTCACTGGACGTCTTTTTGGCAGACGATGTAACCTTATCATCGAAAGTCTTCACAGCCGTCTGGATTGTGTGAATCACTCTATTACTTTCTACAACTTTCGCACCCTTGACCAAAACGACCGACTTCTTCATGTCTTTGTGACTGACAAGGATCTTGTGAAAGAGCTTCGTATCATCAAATTCCTCAAACTTTCCATCGAACGTGGAGAACATCCGATTGTCAATAGATACGTCACCAATCTGGATATGCCGGTTTCCGTCGGAAGTCAGAGAGGGGAACTGTCTCCGAAGTTCCAACGTAACCAACCGGTCGAAAAATTCCTTGTTCGACTTGAGTTGAATAGCAACCGATTCCCACAACGAGATATAATTGACGTTATCTTTGAGCCGGTCAACGGACCCTGCCTTGACCGCCACGATGGTATCTGGAAGTTTAATACCGAATTCCGCCGACAAGCCCTTCAAGTAGGTGATTGCGTCATAAGGATCCATAACACCATCCTTCATAAGGATTTGGTAACGGTCAATCACGATGTAGGGAATACGATTCAACGGCTTCTTAGGCACAGTTCCAGCCTTGAAGAAATCCGAATTCTCACCAGTTGTGCATCCCAAATCAAGAAGAAGGAACTTCTTCGAGTTTTTATCAGAATTCACCGACCGAGTGGACGGCTTACGGAGGTGAGGATAAATCTCCGAGAACTTGAAACTCGGTAGAGAACCCAAAGAAACTTCGGGGAAGTCAAAGACTTGTGCGGCCTTCCAATCAGTGAACTTGGATTCATCCTTGATGTTAAAGACATGGACGGTGGTGAAATTCTTCTTGAAGTGATTATCAGCACGTTCAATCAAAGCAACCACACGATTACGTGCATGAGTTCCAGTCAAAAACTGGTCACGGTTGATAATAACACACGTCTTCTCGCTTGCTTCGACGCCGTAAGGAGTATATGAGGTGCCACGGACCTGGCGTTTGCCGCGGCGACCTTTGGTGAAGGACACTGACTCAAACCCACAATCATCGGTAAGTCGGACCGACGTAGCCATCTTCGAGATATGCTCCGGAAGAAACGAACCAAAATTCGACAGAGGGCTTTGATACGAACTAAAAGAATGACGGAGAATCCGTTTTTCCCACATGGTAGGGAGAACGTCGAACTTTTTCTGAAGTTCAGCACCGATACCAAGGCGGACTTTCTTTAGAATGGTCCAAAGTGTCTTGATAGTCTTGTCCGTCATCTGCAAACTCTCACGGTTAGCAGCAATGTCAACCGTTCCAATGTCTGTCTTGAGAATGAGATTCGACTCCAAAAGCTTCCGATAGACGTAAGCCTCGTTGTCGTCAACGTCATAATCCGCCGGCCTCATCGTGTTAAGATTTCCAACGGCATAAGAAATGTTGCCCATCAAAACCTTGGCACCCTTGTTAGCATATCCATTCTGGTCATCCTTGGACATATACCAACCATCGCCCTCAAACAGTCTCTCAGCCTTAGAGATTTCTATAGTCGCACCGGTGAATTCAGGAGTGACTTCCCAATGGGCGAAGAACTTAGCCGAACGGTCAATGAAGGATTGGATGTCGTTCACAGACACAGGGATCTGAATCTCAAGACCGTTTTCCTCGGTGGTAGGCTCGGTGGCCATCTCCACGAAGTCGCCTTGAGTGGAACCTCCAATATGACAAGCGTAAGTCCGGCGAGTTCCGTTCAAGAAGCTGACGACAGTGAAAGACTTTCCGTAAGCGAAAGCACTCTTTGAACCGATGCCCAACATACCGACCTGTCCGTTGGTGCAGCGTTTGGTGGATTCACCGTAGTTACAGAAGACGTTCCAAATCCGTTCTTCGTCCATGCCGGGACCGAAATCTCGGACGGCGAAGGTGGGTTGGAAACGGTTTGGGAGTTTGATAAGAATAGGGCGAGTCGGTGCCCCAACCTCAGCGTGAGCATCGGAAGCATTCGTGGAATACTCACGGATAGGGGCGAGAATCTTATCAGTGTAGAGGGTGTCTTGAAGGATGGTAGCGATATGCGACAAACCTTCGGATGTGATACCAAGACGTTTAGTCCGAAGAACTCCCGTATTAACCAAACCGACAGTGGATTTCTGTTCGACAATCATTGTTTTGCTTTCGTTAGAACCGACGTGTTATCTCTTACTGTGGACAATCCTATCAGACTTTTTATCGAAGTCAACTGGTTATTTTATGAAACGATACGGCAACCGACAACACTAGGGAAGAACTCACGGACATCACCATTAGCGAACCTGACGTGAACCCGGCCTTCACTGGAGGGCTTGTGGGGTTCCTTCCAGCCGGTGATTTCGACCAGTTCTCCCCTAAAAGTAGGGATACGATGACCGATTTTGACTTCCATACCATCTTCTTTTACTAACTTGGTATTCATTTGTAGGACAATCCTATCACTGTTCTAAAGAAAGTCAACAATTTTATGTTTTCAATTTTTTATTTTCTATTTATTAACATGGGAAGAAAATCACTAAACAAAACCTACGAACAAGTATTGGAGGAAAATCGAATTAGGTCTAAACAATACTACGAACTCAATAAAAATGAGATAATTAAAAAGGCCATGAAAAGATACAATCAGTTGAAATCGGAATATGAAAACAGGAATTTACAAGATAATAAATAAAATAGATGACCGGTATTATGTCGGCAGATCACTAAACATTTTTGGTAGAATCCGTCTTCACTTTAAACTGTTATCTGAAGGAAAACACTTTAATTACAAACTACAGAGAGCATACAATCAATTTGGAAGAGAAAACTTTAGATGGGAAATCGTGGAGAATTGTCTCGTTGAAGAAGTATCTGAACGAGAACAGACGTTTTTGGATGAATGTAAATCTTTTCCGGAATCAAATTATAACATAAGTTACACGTCGGAATCAATTGACGTATCAATTGACGTATCAAATGAGGAAATTAGAAAAAGGATCTCTGTGGCTAACAAGGGGAGAAAATTCACAGAAGAACATAAATTAAAAATAAGTCTGGCATTAAAAGGAATAAAGAGAAATCCTATTTCAAATGAAACAAGACTTAAAATGTCGAAAGCGCATAAGGGAAAACTTATAGGAAAATTAAATCCAATGTTTGGCAAACGCTTTTCAGATGAACAGAAAGAGAAATGGTCGGATATGAGAAGAGGTGAATTAAATTCTAATTTTGGTGGAAAATATATGACTGAAAATATCCGTGACAAAATCTCGAATACTTTGAAACGGAAGCATAGATCAGGAGCCATAAAAATACACAGGTCCTCAGAATCCATAGATAAAGTATCAGGAATTAACAATTACAGTTCGGATAAAACTATTTACACATTTTACAACACCGTCACCAAAGAAATATATCTTGGATATAGGATAGAATTCAAAAAGAAATATAATTTAAATCCTAATTGTCTATCAGCAATGATTAGAGGAAAACAATCCCACACTAAAAACTGGGTCTTAAAACAAAAAGAACCACCGTTATCAGATGGTTCTCTTCGTTCGGATTTTAACCGTGTTGGTTAGGTTTCAATCTCACAATTGTAATCGTCTGGATTCTCAAATAACATACTTCCGTCTTCTTTTCTCCAAGTTGAAGCAACGGCAGCGCGGGCCGTCTTTAATCCTGCATAAGCGTTCGGATCAACGCGTATGAAATAATCCTTGAAAGAACCATCCGGTTCCGGAGTGCTATTTACAACTTTAACCATCATAAGCGCCTCGTCGTCAACGAGATCCTTACGGTAGAGAACACCGAAGTCGTCGGAGTGAACAATCTTGCTGTTGGAGTCGAGAATGAACTTCTCACGTCCGTAAGCATCGATCATCACTCGGCGAACCTCAAGGTTAGTCTCCTTCTCAATCTGGTCAGCAGTCATCTTCTCCGGCGACTCGACGACGTGAGCCGGAACTCGGACACCGTTCACCGAATAGAGGGAAGAACCGTCACGCCACTTACAGAAGGGCTTTCCTTCACCGTGCGGTTGATTCCGTGCGTTGACGGTCAATAGTTCAGGCCGGTCGGAGATAATACAGAACTTCTCATGGACCACACGAGGCCCAGAGAGTTCGGCCAATTTCTCGTAACAGTCCCAGTTGGAATAGTCAATGTCGAGCTTGGCCACATGGCGGAAGAAACTGAGGTAACTCACCCAACCGGACCACTGATTGCCGCCGTTCCACATATTGTGAACGTGGCGGACACACTCAACCCCTAAGTCCCCAAGACCAAACTTCTCGGAAAGACTCTTGATGGCGTAAGGGGAGACATACCACTTGTTGAAGGTGAGAGGGGAAATACACGAAACGTCATCATTGATCTGTTTAACCATCTCAGGGATGGTAATGGTGGCCTTATCACCCTGTTCAGCGATTGCAGCAGCGAAGCCACCGGCGACCACAAGGGCGAAGGG